AGAAAAAGATAATTATTTTCCAATTTTTGCAGCATCTATTAATTACAATCAACGGGACGAACAACAAGACGAAATAAAATTTTTATTAAATTATTGCATGAAATATAATGTACAAATTTATGTAGAAGAAATTAATGGTTATTCTAGAAAGAAAAAAAACTCATGTCCTCGTACAGAATTTGAAGAAGAATCACGTAAAATTCGTTTTGACCTTTATAAACAAATTATTGATAAACCCGGGTGTTGTGGTGTTTTTGTGGGTCATCATAAAGATGATATTATTGAAAATATTTTTACTAACTCTATGAAAGGATGTAATATTCTTGATATAGAGGTAATGAAAAAAATTAGTACTATTCATAATGTAAATATATACCGTCCATTTCTTAATTTTCATAAGAAAACTATTTTAGACATTGCACATTCTCATAATATCCCATATTTTTTAGATACAACACCAAAGTGGTCTCGTCGTGGTAAAATGCGGTTTGAAATATTCCCTTTACTAGATCAGATATTTGGTCAATCATGGCATATAAAACTTAAAGATTTAGGTACTCAATCAAATGAATGGGGTGAATATTTTCAAAAATATATTATTAATCCTTGGTTTTCTGAAGTTAAAATTGGAAAATTTGGATTTATTATGTCAATTAAAAATGAACCAAAACTAATTTATACTAATGTAATTCTTAAAATTATGCATACAATGGGATACAATATGATAAAGAATACTAGTGTATTAAAGATTATTAATAATACAAAGACATATAACAAACCAATAATTCTTGATTCAGGTTTTATTTGTTATATAGATGCAACAAAACCAAATCAATTTGTTATTATAAATATTGTTGATATTCAAAATATTATTAACAAAGAGTCATATAAGTTTACATTTTGTCCTCAATATGGTAATTGTTATGAAGATATTATTGATGGTCGTATATCATTTAAACAACCAAATGTAAATTCAGAAACATATAATATATCAGTTAAAAATTATAATCAAATGAATAATTCTTTACCTCGTGAATTATTAAAAGTATTTACATTTAAAACGCTTAAAAACTATCCAATAGATTTTTGGATTAATACTAATACTATTTTAGATGATTGTAATAAAAATTAAAAATTTAATAATTAATCTGTGATATAATAATAACGTATACCACTGACAACAAACACAACAAACAAATATTTCTATTTCTTACAAAGAGGCTTACAATGAGGAAATAAGTTCATATCAAAGTACAATTAAAGCTACATTATTACGCAATAAAAATCTAACTAAACTCAAAAATAAAGAAACTAAAGAATTATCAAATATCTTTGGTAACTTTCATTAATTTATCATACAAGTAATTATTTAAAAAATAAAACCACTTTAAAAATATTTTTACTAACTCGTAAATTAATTTTTTCTTATATATTAATTAAAAAAATGTATAATTTGATGTAACTAGTAACTAGATTAAAATTAAAAAGATTTCCAATTGAATAATTGCTTGTTATTGTACAATTGCTATGGTTACTAAAAGAGCATTATTTAAACGACCAAATGTAAATTTAGAAACATATATTATTAGTATAATTTTAGTAATAAAATCGCATCTAAACACAATCAATATGTCAATATTAATTAAAATATTTAAAATAGTTTACTAACACATAAATTAATTTTTTCTTATATATATTAATGAGTAATATAAAAAATGTAGGATTTGGAGCAACTAGATTACAATTAAAAAGATTTCCAATTGAAAAAATGGCTCGTTATTGTACAATTGCTATGGTTGCTAAAAGAGCATCAGGTAAATCGTATTTAACTAGAGAAATAATGTTTCATAAAAGAAAGATTCCTACAGTTGTTATTTCAAGAACTGAAAAATTAAATAAATTTTATGGGGAATTCTGTCCAGATACATTTATTTATGATCAATTTAATACTGAAATTTTAGCAAGAATTTATGAAAGACAATCTAAATTAAATCAAGATAATGAAGCAAGAAAAAAAAAAGGAAAAAAACTTAAGGAAGATGAAGTTATGTTAATTATGGATGATTGTATGTCAAGTAAAGGTGATTGGTTAAAAGATCCACAAATTCTTGAATTATTTTTTAATGGTCGTCATCATCATATGTCTTTTATTTTAACAATGCAATTTTCATTAGGTATTCCTCCTGAATTAAGAAGTAATTTTGATTATATTTTTTTATTAGCGGAAGACTTTCCAAGTAATAGAAAAAGATTATATGAACATTATGCAGGTATGTTTCCTAATTTACAAATATTTGAACAAGTATTTACAGAAATAACTGACAATTTTGGTGTAATGGTAATTGATAATCGTATACACTCTAAAAATATAACTGATAAAGTCTATTGGTATCGTGCTAAAGAAGTCCCTTTATTTACTATAGGAACTTCTAAATATATAAAATATCATAAAGAACATTATGATAAAGAATGGAACCGTAGATTACCACTTTTTGATCCAACTGAAGCATTATCAAAAAAACGAAATAATATAAAATTAATTATTGAAAAAATTAAAAATTAATTGACTTTATTTTGGTTATACATAAACTAAATATTATGAATATAAAAAAATTGAAAATTTAAGTTTTTATTTATTCTATAAACAGTAAATTATTACAACAATCTCTAACAATCAAAGAAAAACAATGAACGCTACGATGATGGAAAACGAGACGATGATGGAGAACGAGACGATGACGAAGAACGAGACGATGATGAAAAACGAGACGATGACAGAGAACGATACAATGACGGAGAACGATACAATGAACAAGACATTGTTTCGATTGATGTTAGAAATACTAAAATGGTTTGAGTGCAGCAATGACGACAAACCATATTCTCTTATGTGGGACGCCATCAAGGTAATACCACAAATAAATGATGTGAATTCCAACTATGCATATTTGAAGAAGTGTCTATTAAAACTTAATGTAGCCTTTAAGATTAGTGACGATGTTATGGCACGCAATTTTGTACTTCAAGCCTTAGAGATAGCATTGTGTCTTATGATTAATGAAAGCTTGCTTCCCAAGCTAGAGACAATAAATAGATGGTTAGACAATGGAGATGGTGAACCTCCATTTGAGCTTGTAGACCAAGCCACCAAGATGATTCCGATTTTTTCTTATAATAAGAGATGGGGCTATAAACAATTGTGTGCGTATCTAAAAAAAGTTGAAGCAAACTTACTAGAAAGTAAGTATAATAAAGCACGCAAGAATATGTGGTGTGCCATAAATACAATTAAAGATATTACTCAAAAAGTTGTCGAATGTAAGAAGAAAGAAGATGCCGAAGATGCAAAAAAAGCTGCTGCTGAAGCAGAAGCTGCCAAAAAAGCTGCTGCTGAAGCTGAAGCTGCCGAAAAAGCTGCTGCTAAAGCTGAAGCTGCTACTTGGACAATAGTTAAGAAGAAGCGCAGATGAAACACGACAGTGTTTATCAATAGACTAACAACATATATGTATTGTAACAAATTTAATAATGAGCAGCGATGTCAACCAAAATAAATAAATCAATTTTTATTTAAAAATTGATTTATTTTATACATGTCATATAAAAATTAATATTTTATTCTATATTTTGTACTGGTTTTTCAATTTGTTGTATATATTCCTCTGTTTTTTGATGATATTCTTTTAGTTTATCTTCTAAATTTTTAATTTGTTCATCTATAGTAGAAATATTAGAATTTGTTTGTATATTTTCAGTTAGTTCTTTCTTTTTAGTATCAAGTAATTCTTCAATATTTTTTTTAATTAATTCATTCTTTCTATATTCAGTATATAATTTTGCTTGTTGTTCATTTTCTTTCTTCTTTTTCATAGTATCATTTAATTGAGGATTTGCATATTCTGACTCTCCTGCTTCAGAACTATCAGGATCTGGATTAAATGGTTGCCATTTATATAATTCACCAACGTGAACATTAAAACTATCATTAATATTACGTAAAGCAGAAGAATTTGTATCTGCTTCTTCTTCTGTATTAAAACAACCACTAATTTTAATACCTACTAAAGTTTTAGATGGATCAGTTAAAAATGATACACAATACCAGTTTTGACCAGATATATTTTCTTCTGTTCTTTTAACTATTCCTTCAAATTTAATAGGAATATTTTGATTAAAATTATCAGTAATTTCAGTAGATTCATATTTAGAATCTATAACAATATTATTTAATTTTATATTAACAGACTTTAAATTTTCTTCATATTCTTTAATTTTTTCTTCTAATTGTTTAATTTGTTCTTTAATTTTTAATATTATACTTTCATTTTCATTTTCATTAGATATATATTCTATTAATTCATTTTCTTTTACTTTAATATTATCTGTCATATTTTTAATAATCATCTCATATTTTCTTTGTTCATATTCATAATTTTTTTTATGCATATTCATTAAATATACTTTCATCATATTATTTAATTGTTCATTTAAATCTCCTTTATTTACTAAAGGATCAAATGCATTCCAAGTTCCCATTTCAGCTACAAAATTATAATGTCCTGGCTCTTTTAACAATTGTGTTTGTTCTTGTCCTTCTTCTAATGTTTTAAATCCACCACTAACGCGAATATATTTAATTATATTTTTATCTTCATTCATAAATAACGACATTACACAATAATTTTGATTTTCTGGAAGAATAGAATCCTTAATTAAATAATCTACTTTTGACATTAAAGAACATATCTAATTATTCTTTAAAGTAATTTTAATAAATAATTAAATTAATGTTGATTTAAAGTTTTTTGTATCAAAATCAGCATAACCCATCCATATATCGGGTGAATTAAACATTTTAGTAAAAACTTTTGATGGTTTATCTTGATTTACTATATTTTTGTCAACATCCTGTTTTTGTTGAACAACTATAGAACATTTATTATAACTTTTTGTTAAGTTATATGTTAATAAAATAACACCAAAAAATATTAATATTATAGATATATTATGAATAATATGGTTCATTATATAACTTTAGTTTTTATTTAAAAGATGAAATAAAATCCCAACTTAAATCTGTACATATTTTTTTCCAAATACTATCATTTTCCATTAAAATATGTAATTGTTTATGTAAAGGAAAGCAATCTAATAAATGATCTAATTCTAATAATTCACAAAATTTATGTAAAACATAACCATATGATAAAAAGTTTTTTCTATCTATTAGTTTATGTTTTGACCAAGGGTCTTGAATCATTAAAAACATTCTAATAAACATTTTTTCCATATCACAAGTAATTTTAGGTGGTGGTAATCCAGATAATTTATTAATTATATAATGAGTATGTTCATACAAATAATTAAATTTTAGTTTCTTTAATATACTTCTCATTTTTTCTCTATTTAATATAGATAAATCAGTAATGCGTCTTTTATTTAATTCATCAATAATTTCTTTATAAATATTATTATCAATTTCGGGTGATTGTTTAGCTTGAAAAGCATTAAGCCATTCTCTAAATCTATTTAATCTCTTATATGGAGAATAATCTTTAATTTGAACATCTTCATCCATTATAATGATTTCCATATCACCGCATAAGGGACAAATATATGATGATTCAACTATATTTAATATTTTTTCTATTTTACATTCTAAACAATATTTAATTCTTTTAGAACCATCATCTGGATTAACATTAATACCTTCAGTAATTTGACAATATTTTTCAAATAATTCTGTTTTATTTACTTTATTTTTTGGTTTTTCATCAATTTGTTTTTTTTTACATAAAAAACTTAAAATATTTTTGGATTCTATTGAGTCATCTTCTATATTTTTTATATTATAATAATTCATTAAAATATCACCAGTTTTATCATAATAATCCATTTCAGAAATATTATTTTTTATTATATATAGTTTTCTTTCAATATCATCTTTTGTATCTAATAAATGAGCTCTTTTTTGTTGTTCAATATTTGTAAACTTATAACGTAGTTTATCTATATTACATATTTCATTTTTAATTTCATTTAAATTATCTTCTAACGAAGAAATACTGTTTTTTCCAGCTTCAAATTCCTTAATTTTTTGACGATGTTTATTTTCTAAAGTCGATATTTTTTTAATATCTGTATTTTTATTTTTTTGACTGGAACCAGACATTATTACAATAAATATATAAATTTACTTTATAACATTTAATTTTTATAGTCAAAATATTAAAAAATATTAAAAACATTTAAAAATATTTGTAAAAATAATATTTGAATACTATATTTTCTAAACTCAGTGAAAAATATATAATTTAAATTTTAAAAAATTTTTGTCTTAACTAAAGTATATATCTATGGGTGGAGGTTTAATGCAACTCGTCGCTTACGGCGCACAAGATGTTTACCTAACAGGTAATCCTCAAATAACTTTTTTCAAAGTCGTTTACAGAAGACATACTAATTTCTCTGTAGAACCAATTCAACAAGTCTTCAATGGTGCTGCCAACTTTGGTCGTACTGTTACTTGCAATTTAAATAGAAACGGTGATTTAATCACTAATATGTATGCTGTAGTTCAATTAGCTGCTGTTGCTACTGGTACTATTGAATGGGGATATGTCAGACGTTTAGGCTATGCCTTAATTGAATCCACCAAAATTGAAATTGGTGGCTCTAAAATTGATGAACAATACGGTGACTGGTTAAATATCTGGCACGAACTTTCGCACAAAGTAGGACAAGAACGTGGTCATGCCGCTATGATTGGTGATGATGACGAACATAGAGTTTTAAGCAAAACTGCGCGTGCTGCGTCTACTTTATACGTACCTTTAGCTTACTGGTTTAACAGACACAATGGTCTTGCTTTACCTTTAATTGCTCTCCAATACCACGATGTACGTGTAACCATTAAATACCGTAATGCTGTTGAATGTATTAACTACAAGGGT